GACGGAGCGGATGGTGAGGTGGTGCGCCCAGTCGCCGGTGAAGTCGATGTAAAAGCCTTCAATCATCACGAAGCCGAGCTCGGGGAACGGCGCGGGCTCGGGGATCCCCAGGGGGTTAGGCCCGAAGATGAAGGCGTTGAGCAGCGCGGTGACCTCGAGGACGCCCGGGACGCTGCGGGCCACGGCGACGATGGCGCTGCGCGACATGATTCCGCCGATCTGGGCGTTCTTGGTGGCGAACATGCCGGTCTCCGGGTCGGTGTAGGCGGCGTAGACGGCCTTCTCGACGTCGGCGGCGACGTAGTCCGGGTGCACGGCGATCTCTACGCGGAGCGTGCACAGGGCGCCGGCAGGTGCGGCCTGCTTGGCCTTGATCAGGGTGCCGGGCTCGGAGAACTTCTCGAGGCCCTCGACGATGGCCTCGCCCAGCTTGAGGTCGGGGAGCTGGGCGGACACGTACCAGACCTTGACGACAGCGGCGAGCTTCTCGTCGTCCCAGGCGAGCTCGACCTTGCTGTTGAGGACACCGGGGATCGTGGTGACGCGGGCGGAGAAGTCGCTGAGCGAGACGCAGCGGCCGAGCAGGAGCGCGGAGGCCGGGGCGGCCTTGCGGAGCTCGGCGGCGGTCTCGCGGTCGGCGCCGCCGGTGGCCGCGACCGGGTTGCGCACGCGTGTGAGGCCGGGGACGCCGCGTACGATCTGGGTGATGCCACCGTACGGCGGCGATGCGGCGCCGGCCCCGAAGCGGTAGGTGGCCCGCACGTTGCGCACGCCGGCGGGCAAGCGGGCGCCGCGGACGCCGTCGCCGAAGGTGACGGTGGACTTCTCGTCCTCGTCCTGACGCACGATGTAGACGTTGTCGTTCGGGCCTGCCCCGTAGAAGGTGCGGCGCTCGTGCCACTTCACGCCGTTGACGTGGACCGCGAGGGTGGTCCGCACGCCACTAGCGACGCTCTCGTCGCGGTAGTAGGTGAGCGGGGATTTTTTGAGGGTGAAGCTCTGGAATGGCTGGTTGGGGTTGCCGTTACCAAGGACCTCGTCCTTGACTGTTTCGCCGCGCGTGATGTGCAGGACGTTCGGGTGCGCGACGATCGGGACGCGCAGCGTGGTCGTGTCCAGCGGACTGTTCGGGTCCTCGGGGTCGGGTGTGATCTGCAGCGTGGCCTTGCCGCGCTCGCCGATCTTCATCGTCGCGTCCACGAGCGCGCCCCGGCCGACGGCGTCCTCCAGCAGCCACTTGCCCTTGTGCTCCGTGCCGACCGCTCCGCGGTGGACGCCCGCGAGCGGGAGCGGCTCGGTCTGCTCGTGGAGGAACTTCGGCGTGACCTCGCTGTATGCGGGCTGCATGAGGCGGCCGATGTCGTGGAAGTTGTAGTGGATGATGAGCTTGTCCTCGGTTCCGAGGGTCTTGAACTCCGCGGGTAAAACAGGGTTCAGAGTAAGCACTGTAATCGGAAGCTTCGGTTTTGATTCATCCAACACCGGATCACCGGTAGCTTCGACATGCCGAAGTGCCTCTTCTGTGTTTGTTACGCGGTGCGCAGAAAATTTTCCGATCCTTTGAACGATGACCATGTCGGCAGTTTTGATATTGCGGTACACGGTGTCGAGCTCGATCGTGGAGGTTGCGGACGTGAGCGTCTCAATGATCTTGCCATTGAATGCGGGTCCATAGCCTCCGGGCTTGTATCCCAGTGCGTCTTTGGTGTCCTCGTCCGACAAAGTGAGGCCGAGGCCGTAATCAAATAATATATCGCCAGATTCGCCGAACAGCTTTGTGCGAGTGTACGCCCGCTGTGACGGACTCATGACGCTGACGTTGTGTACGTCGACATCTGTGCCGAGGAAGGGAGGGGAAATCGAAATGTTGAAAGTGGCGGGGTCCGTGACCGAGATCTCCACGTAGTCGGTACCATCTAACTCTTGGGATGGCTTAACCTCAAGAATCTCAGTGGCGCGCATGCGGTTCCCGAAGAGGAACAGCACAGGAAGCCCTCGTTGAGGTGCCGCTGTTGTGGCCTCGAGGAGGAGCGTGATTTTCTTATTTGCAGGAGAATCGTCGAGATTCAGTACCGTATTTCGAATGGGGTCAAGTGTGACGGTGCGAGGGATCCAAGACAGACTCTTTCCCCCATCTGGTTCGAAGATTTGTGGGGACGGGAGGGCTGCACGAAGGGTCAAACCGACGGTGGATGTGGGGGTGTCCAACTGAGATCCCAGGAGAGCAATGTGGGTGTTGGATGCGACAGCCGGACGAGGGAGGTAACCCAGAAGTTCGGCAAGTCGCTGTAAATTTGCCCGAGTGGATGCAGAGCCGATGAAGAGGTCCCTTGTGATAAGAACGTCGTAGAAGGCCAGGATTTCACTAATGATGGCCCAGGCTTCTGGGATGACGTTACCAAGCGCCTGAGGATGACTCGTAGCGAGCTGACGGATGGGAAATCCGCCAGCGACCACGACTTTGGCGAATTCGGCAAAGAGTGCGCGGCGGACGGCGTCGAAGCGACGCGAGGCATCTGGAACCGCCGACGGGGGGGGGGCAATCGTGAGCGTGGCGGGGGTATGGCAGAGGCAGTTTTCCATGGTTACCACTTGCTCCCTGTGTTGCAGGCATCTGCATCTCGTGGCAGGCTCGGGCTATGCGCACGCGCGGGCAATTCTTGTTTCTTTCGAGCGTCCTTGCTTGCGGGGGTGACGATCAGTCCACTGCGGCTACGGTGACGACCCTGATGACTGGGACCTCGGTGTCTGGGGACGTGACCGAAGGCACCAATCCGAGCAGCGATACTATCCCGACAGGTCCGGGAGAATCGGAGGCGTCGGGGGATTCCGGTAGTACCAATGACATGGGGGAGGACTTGGGCTCGGCTCCTGCACCGGGTGCGCCGGTGTTTCTCAGCTTGCAGACGAATGTCTCGAAGATCACCGCTGGAGAATCGGTCATCTTCACAGCAGTGCTTACTGATCCGGAAGGGGTAGACGACATCGTCGGTGGAACGTTGTCGGATCTGACGGGCATGATCGGATATGGCCCATTCGTCGCAGCGGGGCAGGAAGGGACTTATTCGATCGAACTTTCGTGGGATGCAATACACCAGACCGAGCCGATCCAGTTCGAGGACATGGACTTGATGCGTATGTTTCGGGCTGAATTCTACGATCAAGCGGCAAACAAGGTCAGCAAGGACGTCGACCTGACGCTTACGTGTATCGAAGGGTCGGCGTGTGATGGTGTGTGCACGGACCTCATGTCGACGGCGCTCCACTGCGGAGTCTGCGGAAAATCCTGTGATTCTGGATGCAATGGAGGACAATGCGCTCCGAAATGGGGAGAATGCCTGATTATGACATCGGGATTTGATACATGCGACGAGTACTGCTCGTCGATTGGCGAGACGTGTGCTGAGAACTCTTGCGGTAATAACCGAACTGTTCGTGGATTTAATCAGCCGATGTATTGCGAAAGCGAGACCTTGTCCACGAGTTTCACTGAACCGTGTGACACAGTACAGACTTGGGGCCAAGGGCGCTTGGTCATTCAATGCTGCTGCACCGATACCAAGTGAAATGAACGCGTTCATACGCCGCCCTCCGTGTAGACCTTGAGCGAGCCGCGTTCGGGGGTGCGGGGGTCGTTGGCGAGGCGGAGGATCTCGTTGGTGCCGACGATGTAGACGGGGTCGAGGGATCTGAGGGCGTGGACGTTGCGGGCGCCGATGCGGATGCTGCGGACGCCGAGGACCCCGGGGACGGCGCCGATGATGGCCTCGAGGGTGAGGCGCTGGATTGGCGTGCCGAAGGTGAAGTTGTCGGGGCTGAAGTAGCCGGGGTTGGTGCCGTCACCGCGGAGGCGGAACGTGACGCGGTCACGCACCTCGCTGGGGAGGTGGCCCTGCTTGACGCAGACAGTGACCTCGAGGTCGATGGGGCGATAGCGGGGGTCGAGGACGTGGACCTCGCGGCCGGCCTGGCGGACGCAGTTCATGAGGTCGACGAGCTCGGTGTGCTGGTCGGCGGTGACGCGGAAGGAGTCCTCGGGGTCGGGGGTGACGAAGCCGGTCTGCCAGGAGCCGGTCCAGCGGAAGCGGGCGCCGGCGTATTGGACCCACTCGAGGCGCTCGGCGATCGTGCAGTAATCGACGGGGGCGACGGCGCGGTGGATGACGGCGCGGAACTCCTCGGGGGCGAGCTGGCGGACCTCCTCGCGGGTCTCGGGGTCGACGCCGTCGGTGACGGGGAGGGGGTTGGTGACGGTGACGAGGATCTCGTCGGTCAGGTCGTCGACCGGGGCGTCGGTCTCGCCCGTGACTGGGTGATTCAGCTGGACGATGGTGTCGGCGGCGACGTTGGAGCGGGAGCCGGGGCCGGTGCGGTAGGTGCAGGCGAACGTGGTGCCGTCGGCGGGGCTGATGCCGAAGCCGTCGCCGCCGAAGCGGATGGTGTAGCCGGCGTCGGCGGCGTAGTCGACGTGGACGAAGTCCTGGTCGACCGTGGGGCGCTGGAAGCCGATGACGCGGCGCCAGGTGCCGTCCTCGAGGGTGTAGTGGCGGTCGAGGTCGGTGGACTCGAGGAGGGTGCGGCGCCAGATATAGTCGTTGTTGAGGAGGACCTCGGGTTTGGTGTTGCGGAGGTCGGAGCCGAGCCAGGCGAGGCCCTCGGCCTCGGCGTCGGGGAGGCTGCACAGGAACGTGACGCTGCGCTCGCCGGTCGTGGAGTCGAGGGGGCCCTCACGTTCGACGGCCTGGAGGGCGAGGGGGTCGGCGCCGTGGATCTGGATGGTGGCGGTGCGGCGCTCGCCGGCGGTGGCGCGGACCATGTTGCCGTGGACGGTGAGGCCGTCGAAGTCGAGGCAGAACGGGAGGGCCTGGGAGGCGTCCCAGACCAGGTGGACGAGGGCGACTGGTTCGTCGTCGTACGGCTCGTCGTCGTCTGCGGGCGGGATGTTGTCGACGTCAGGCGTGGCCGAGAGGATCTTGACGAGGTGACGGCGGCGGGGCTTGGTGGGGTCCGTGGGCTCGCTGTGGATGAGGACCCACTTGTCGTTCCAGGTGCCCTCGGGGTCGGGGATGATGATTGCGGTGGCCTCGATCCACAGCTCGGTGGTGCCGGCGGGGAGGGTCTGCTCGGGGTCGAAGTAATGGGCGGGGAGCGAGTTCCAGGCCTTGACGGCGGTGAAGGACGCCGAGTCGGCGAGGCCCTCGCCGGTCTCGAACGGGATCGTCTCGCCGTCGTCGGATACGGCCCACACGCGGGTATGGGGGCTCAGCTCGGCCTCCGTGATGGGTGGGTCGCCGATGTCCTTGACCTGGACGTCGAGCCAGGTGCTGCCGGAGCGGCCGTCGTGGATGTTGTAGTCGACGAGGTGGCCGTGGCGGCGGAGGCTGCGGCGCTGGGTGGCGGTCGCGAGGTAGGCCTCGCGGGCGATGCGGTCCTGGGTGTAGCTGAGCTCGTCGCCGAGGGCGGCGAGGAGCTCGAGGAGCATGACCCCCGCGTCGGCGGGGATGGTCTCGCGCCACTGCGGGTAGCGCTGGGCGGCGTAGGCGAGGAGGACGCCGCGTAGGCTGAGGAAGTCGCGGGCCATGTAGTCGACGGGGAAGTCGACGGAGGGCTCGGGGGCGCAGGGCTCCTGGACGGGCTTGCAGTCGATGTCGGCGTCGGGGCAGTTGGCCTTGAAGCTGAAGGTGACGCTGCGAAACAGGATGTCGAACTGGGGGTCGTCGATCGTGAGACGGTAGAGCGAGAAGTCGCCGGGAGTGTCGAGGGTGAGGATGAGGATGGAGGGGCTGCCGACGGGCGTGACGACCGACGCGCCGTTGACCCTGACGACGGGGACCGACTCGCCGCCGGTGGTGCTGACGATCGAGATCTTGTCGAACGGCGGGATCTCGAAGTCGGGGACCATACCGCCGACAGTGCGGACGAGGACGACGTTCAGCGTCATCTGGTCCGGCAGGACGGTGACGTAGTCGATGCCGGTGAGCTTGGTGCCGGCCCGGATCTTGAGGAGGCGTTCGGCGTACATCAGATGTCCACCTTCACGTTGAGGTAGCGACGCTCGCCGCGTTGACGGACGTAGTAGATGATGGAGATCTCGAGGGTGGCGTCGTTCGCGGTGGCGTCGACGGTGTCGAGCTTGATGAGGGCGCCGAGCCATGTGTCGAGGGCCTGGTAGACGGCGGTCTCGGCGAGGACGGCCCCGGCGGCGCTGTTGAGGGCGAAGACCTGGCGGAGCAGGCCGGCGCCGAAGTCCGGGCGGTGGACGCGTTCGCCGGGGGCGGTGAGGATGACCTGGCGGATCAGCTGCTCGATGTAGCGATCGGGGTCGGGCTCCTGGCGCAGGCGGCCGAGTCCGCCGTCGACGGCGAACGGGAACGAGAGGGCCTGGATCGTCGGGGTGGGCATGGCGATGGTCCGTGGGTCAGGAGATCGAGATCCGTGGATCGGTGATGGCGATGATCAGTGGACCGACGGTGGAAGGCTGGCCCGACAGGGAGATGCCCTGGCTGCTCGCGGAGATCAGGCGGACGCCGCTGACGGACACGCGGGTGTTGGGGATCGTCCACATGCCGGTCACGGAGGCCGGGCCGGGGAACACGAGGAAGTCGAGCTGGGTCGCGAACTTGCCGAGGGTGGCCTGGGCGCGGGTGTTGGGGCTGATGGACCCGATGGCGCGGACGTTGAAGATGTCCTGTACGCCGAACGGTGGGTTGACGACTGCTCTGGGCATTACGAGACCTCCTGGGTGCCGTCGTTGATCGAGACCTTGGCGGCGTTGACGGACAGGTTGCGCGTCTTGGCGACCGACTCGACGTCGACGGCCTCGAGCTTGAGCTTGAGCAGGGTGAAGGTGGCCTTGGCGCCGCTGTTGTGCTGGATGACGAGCTGGCCGGTCTGGTCGTCGATGCGGATGGTGAATTTGTCGGTGCGGATGAACTTGACGGCGGCGGTCTCGTCGTCAGCGGCGACGTCGTCGGCGGCCCAGTAGCAGCCGGCCCAGATCGGGTAGGACGGGTCGCCGGCCTCGAACTCGACCCACACTCCGGCGCCAGCGGGCGGGAGCATGTGGAAACCGACGCCCTTGCCGGCGTAGGGGACGCAGGGCATGGCCCACACGGTCTGGTCGCCGAGGACGGCCGGGACGGTGACCTCGATGCGGCCGCGGCGGGTCGGGTCCTGCTGGTTCGAGGCGACGAGGCCGCGGTACTTGCCGAAGTAGCGGCCGCGCAGGAGCTCGAGCATGTCTCGCGTGAGCTTGTCGTCTTGCATGTCTCAGGCTCCGAGTGCGTTGCGGGCGAGCTCGACGTTCATCCAGTGATTGCGGGTGTCGATGGAGTGGCTGACGCCGGTGACGAACCACAGGCCGCTGTAGCGCGCGCCGAGTCCGACGACGTCGACGAGCATGTGCGGCTGGAGTACACGACCCCCGAGGGAGTATCGGGAGCAGCGGAGGGTGGCGGTGACGAACCACTCGGTCTCGGCGAGGGCAGCGGTGGCTCGGGTTTGGAGCTCGTCGGGGTCGCCGGCGGATGCGAGGAACATGCTGCGCTCGGTGTTGCCGGTGAAGTTCTGGACGGTGACGGGGCCGAGGGGGATGTGGGGCGGGGCGGGGACGAGGATCTGACGGGCCTCGGTGTCGGCCTCGGCGACGCGGAGGCCGGCGATGGTGGTGGGGCGCTCGGCGTCGAATTCGATGTCGATGCTGGTCATCGACTGGGTGGTGCGGTCCTCGAGGTTGATCTCGATGCGCGGCGGTTCGCCGGCGGGGAGGAGGTCGATGAGGCCGGCGCCCAGGTCGGGACGCGGGGGAGACGGCTTGAAGTGGGCGCGCTCGCCGAGGATGTAGCTGTCGCCGACGCTCTCGACGTCGTAGGACAGCCAGAAGTGGCAACCGTTGCGGCGAGCGAGCCGCTGGACCCACGCGAGGTCGGTGGCGGACTGGTTCTGGGTGTGGCTGTCGTCGGCGTGGTTGTGGTGGGTATCGGCGACGTCGGGGTCGAGGCCGTAGTCGGCGAACAGCTTGGAGACGATCGCGCTGTCGCGGTCGCGCCAGACGACGGTGCGGTGGACGCGGTCCATGACGACGCGGCGATCACCGCCCATGACCTCGATCCACGAGCCGCCGCCGCCGCCCTCGATGTGGACGCGGGCGCGGTCGACGGGGCCGAGGACGAGGCAGGTGGAGGACTCGCCGTCCTCGACGAGGACAGCCAGCTCGGCGCCGGGGCGCAGGCGGTCATCGACGAGGAGGGGGAACTCGCCGCTGTCGTCGAGGTCGACGTCGAGGCGCAGGGTGTAGCGCGCGCTGTCGCCGAGGCTCTGCTCGACCTGCAGGGAGGTGGCGAGGTCGACGAGGTCGGGGGCGGGCTCGCCGTCGGCGAGGATGAGGAATTCGAAGGCCATGTCACTTCTTCACGGGGATGGCGATGGCTTCGGCCTCGCTGAGGGCCTCGGGGTGGATGACGTCGGCGAGCTCGGCGAGGCGCCAGTAGGCGTTGGGGTCCTGCAGGTAGAAGTTGGCGAGGTGGTCGAGGCGCTGGCCCTGGCGGCGGAGGTGCTCGCCGCGGAGCTGCTGTACGGGTGCGTCCGGGACGCGCACGGCGGTGACGGTGCGGCCGCGGTGGTCGGTGACCTGGACGGTGGGGACGCGGTAGTAACGGCTGGTTGGGTCGAACATGATCAGGTCACCGTGATGTCGCTGACGACGTTGGCAGTGTGGTCGGACGCGAGTTGGTCGCGCTTGGCGCAGTAGCGGCGGTAGGTGGCCTGGGCGAGCTGGATGTCGAGCTCGACCTTGCCGGGGGTGGGGCGGAACTCCTCGTCGCTCATGATGTGGAGGGAGAGGTCGACCTTGGCGTGGATCGGCATCATGTCCGGGCTGTGGAACAGCTCGCTGACGGACAGGCTGGTGATGCGGACGGGGAAGACGCGGTTGCGGCCTAGGGACAGGAGGAGGATGGGGACGGTGGGGCGGCGGACGACGGGTTGATCGCGGGTCGAACGGTCGCCGCTGGCCTGGCCGCCGACAGGGAAGATGAGCTTCTCGAGGACGGCGAGGCGGTCGGCGACGCCGTAGCGCACGGCGGTCTGACGACTGCGCTCGAGATCGTCGGTGGCGTCGAGCTCGAGCGAGAAGTTGAGGCTCTCGTCGGGCGGGTGGGGCTGGTCGCTCGGAGCCTGCATGCCCTTCTCGTCAGAGCCCGGGTTGCTGTGGATCTCGAAGCTGCGCTGGATCTGCTCCGGGTTGTACTGGAACAGGGTGATCAGCGGGACGACGCCGACGATGTCGCGTGTCAGCTGGATGAGCGCGCCGGGTTGCAGCTTGGGCGAGCGGGAGTAGCCAGTGGGAGTGGGCATGGTGGTCTAGCGGAGGGCAGCGGTGAGGGCGGTGGCGACGGCGCGGGCGATGTCTGCGTCGCCGGCGTCGGTGCCGACGCGGACGTGCAGGCGGAGCTGGCCCAAGTGGGTGTCGTGCTGGGGGGCAGGCAGGTCGGCGAGGGCGTGCGACAGGTGGGCGGCGATGCGGGGACCAGCGTGGTCATCGGTGCCGGGAGTACGCAGGTGGAGTCCGGCGATGTGGTGTTGCGGCTCAGGCATGGGCGGTCATCCTCCCGCGGTCGCGGGTGTCGAGGGAGCGGCCGTCCTTGTCGAGCTCACGCTCGACGCCGCGGACGAGGTGGGGGACGCGGAGCGGCTCGCGGCCGCTACGGGCGACGAACACGGCGGCGACGATGGCGTTCTTGATCTGGGCGCCGGACAGGTCGAGGCTGGCGAGCGCGTCGAGGGCCTGGTCGCTCTGCGGGGCGCCGAGCTCGGTGAGGAGCTGGCGCCAGATCGTACGGCGGGCGGAGGCGTCTGGCCGCGGGAAGTCGAGGACGTGGCGGATACGACGAGTGAAGGCGGGGTCGAGGTTGGCCTTCTTGTTGCTGGCGAGGATCGCCAGGCCGGAGAAGTCCTCGACCAGCTGCAGGAGATAGTTGGTGTCGGTGTTGGCGTGGCGGTCGTGGGCGTCGCGGACATCGGTGCGGCGGGCGAACAGGGCGTCGGCCTCGTCGAACAGGAGGACGGCGCCGAGGTTGGCGGCGGTCTGGAAGATCTTGCGGAGGTTCTTGGTGGTCTCGCCGATGTACTTGGAGATCACGGCGGCGAGGTCGATGCGCACGAGGTCGAGGCCGAGGTCGGCGGCGAGGACCTGGGCGGCCATGGTCTTGCCGGTGCCGGCGGTGCCGGTGAACAGCGCGAGCAGGCCGGTGCCGCGGGGATAGAGGCGGCGGGCTTGCGGCTGCTCCCAGAACAAGGAGCGATCGCGGGCCTCGAAGGCGAGATCGTCGAGGCGCAGTCGCAGGCGCTGGCCGACGACGAGGTCGTCCCACACGAACTCGCAGCGCAGCACTTGGCCGAGCTCGCCGAGGCGGTGGCGCGTGGCCTCGCGGCAGCGAGTGGCGGCCTCGGCCGGGGTGGCAGGGCGGAGGCGGGCGACGGCGGCGAGGTCGCCCGGACCGAGCGGGTGACGGGTGGCGAAGCTTTGAACCTGGTCTTCGGGCCAGGTCGCGGCGTCCGGGTGGAGGCGGCGCCACAGATCGGCGCGCTCGTCGACGGTCGGCGGCGGGAGGGTGACGCGGACGTCGAGCACGCCGTCGAGCGGGACGGGGCGCTCGTCGGGGGCGCAGACGATGGCCTGTGCGCCGAACACCGAGAGGCACGGCGGGGGAGGATGGCCCTCGATATGTTCCCATACCGGGGCGACGCCGAGGGCGAGGGCGTCGCGGGTGACGAGGAGGGCGAGGTCTTGCCAGGCGGCGGCGTCGATGCGGGCGCTACGGACGGCGAACACGGCGGCACCGAGGCCGCGTAGGACGCGGGCGGCGAAGCTGCGGCGGCCGGCGCCGGGATGGCCGGCGACGACGAGGCGGACAGCGGAGGCGCTGCGCAGGTGAGTCTCGAGGGTCGCCAGGGCGGCGGCCACAGGCCAGCTGGCGAGCGGCGCGAGGTCGGGGAGCGAGCGAATGAATGGAGCGACAGCAGCAGCGACAGTGGGCTGTGGCGAGAGCCAGACGCGAACCTGGGGGTCGCAGCGCAAAGGGGCAGGCTCGCCAGGGCCGGCGTCGGCGGCGGCGACGAGGCGCCAGCGCAGGAGCGGGCCGCCGGGCGGGAGGACGAGGGCGTCACGGTCGTGGCCGAACAGGCGGCGGACGAGCGGTTCGGTGACACAGGGACCGTGCGAGACGACCGTAAAGGCGGGGCCGAGCGCAGGCGAGAGCTCGAGCGCGAGGCAGGCCTGGAGGACGTCGAGCTCACCGTGCGAGAGCTCGAAAGTGGCGGCGAGCTGGCGGAGGTCGGCAGCCTCGGGGGCGACGGCGAGGCGGGCCTCGACGTCGGCGAGGCGCAGGCCGAGGGCGTGGAGGGAAGTGGAGCTAGCGAGGAACTCGGCCTCGGCGGTGGGGGTGTCGAGGGTCTCGCGCGCGAGCGGGTCGCGGCCAGCGGCCTCATCGAGGGCGTGCAGCCAGGCGAGACGCCGGCGTGCGCGCAGGACGACGCGCTCGCCGACGAGGTCGAGGAGGCGGGCGGCCGGCGGCGGAGTGCTGGCGAGCGTGTGCACGGCGGCGCTCATCAGGGGACCACGATCCAGTAGGGCTGGGTTTCGGCGCCGCGGATGATCACGCGGACGGGGTAGATGCCGGGGTTGCCAGAGGTGAAGAGGGCCTTGATCAAGATGGTGTTGCCGGCGCCGAGCTGGGCATGGCCGGGCGTCATTGGGCCAAGGGCAAACGGGTAGACTTGGCTGTTGACGAGGACAGTGATCTCGCCTTCGAGCTCCGTTGCGTGCAGGTCGAACTCGTCCTCGAGCGTGATGGTGGCGGCGCCATCGCCGTCGACGAGCACCTCGAAGGCGACGTCGATGCTCGGAGTGACCGCGATGGCGATCTCGTTGGTGCGGGTGACGAGGGTCTTCGTCAGGCCGCCGGGGAGTTGGTACTGCGTCGTTACCTGGATCGAGGCGCCGTAGATGCCGGGGAGGATCGGCTGCGGCGTGAGGGGCAATGGTCGCTCGATGGCGCCGCGGACGCGCGCGACGTAGCGGCTCGGGGTGACGGCGATCGACCAGTCGGGCGTGTTGAGGGCGGGGTCGACGACGATCTGGTTGTTGGTCGTTTCGAACAGCGGGCTGCGCAGGACGAGCTGGCCGCCGCCGAAGCGGGTGCCGCGGAGGGTGAGCTGGTTGCTCGGGGTCTCGCCGGGGGGCGCCGCGAGGCTGAGGGCGACGCGGGCGGGGGAGGCGATGAGGGCGAGGGTTTCACCGCCGGGCGGGGTGAAGCGGACGACGCTCTCGGAGGCGACGATCGACATCACTCCGGTCGGCAGGACGTAATTTCCGACGGTCAGGACATAGCCCGGGATGTGGGTCGGCTCGTCGCGGTCGAGGAGGACCACGCGGACCTCGTAGAACGCCGAGAATCGGATCAGGCGCGCGTCGTCGCCGTTCCAGAAGTTGAGGATCTCCTCGGGAGAGAGCGGGCGGTAGATGATCTGCAGCGTGTTGTCGCCGTCGAGGATGTCCGCTTCGTCCATTACCGGGACGTCGTCGACCTTCGTGGTGCTCGTGATGATCGGGTAGTCATGGAAGGTCTTGAGCGCGTAGCCGAGGTAGGTCTGCTCCTCCAGCGGATCGGGGGCGTCGTCGACGGTCCTGTGGGCGGTGACCACGTAGTACAGGTTGAGCGCGAGCGCGGTGTTGGCGACGGTGCCGCCCGGTTGGTCGGCGTTCTTGTAATGGGCGTCCTCACGCGCGTGGTAGAGGTAGACGCTGAGCGCGGGTTTTCCGTTGTCCACGACCTTATCCGGCGCCTGCGCGACGACCTCGAACATGTCGGAGATCACCCCTGCGATCTTGACGATGTTCTTCTCGAGCAGACTCTTGAGCGTCAACGTGACCGACGACAGTTTCAGAATTGTCATATCAGAGCTGCCTCATGCCGAAGGTGAGGCGCGGACGAATGCGCGTGGGGGAGGCGGCGGATGTCGTCTTGTCGCGCGCTGGTGGCAGACGGGATGGTTGCGGAGTGGGTCCGGGAGTCGGACGCGGAGCATCGCGGACGACCTCGATGTGGAGGCTGTCGATCACGACGCGTGGGGCGGGCGGCTCTGGGCGCAGCGGCGGACTGTCGTCGCGCGGCAGCGGGTCGAGGCGGTGCGGGGTGGGTGGCTGGGTTGCGACCGGATGGGTGACGAGGAGCGTCTGAGAGGGCTGTAGCGGGGTCGGGGACGGATCGGGGGCCGCGAGCGCGGGGCGCGGAGCTTCACGCGGCGGTGGAGCGGCCTCGTGGTTCGGTGAGGCGGTGGGCGCGTGGGCGGCGTGCGTCGCTACGGCTGGGCTCGCGGGGATCCGGGTGACCTCGACGAACGTGGCGGTGGGCGAGCGCGGCGAGGGCGTTGACGGGGGTGGGGCGCGGTGGGGAGGCGGGAGCGGGTCCGTGTGGGACGACGGCGGCGGGGCTGCGGCGTGGTGGTGCACGACGGTCTCGTGGTGCGTGACGGTGTGGTTCGTCGCGGTGGGATCCGGTGCTGGCGCGATCAGTGCAGGCGTGGGTGCGGATGGAGCGGTCGTCGGCGCGAGCGGGGCGGGTGTCGACAGGATCGGCGTGGCGATCGGGACGTACGCTGCGTCGGCCTGGGGCTCGTCGAGGAAGGCGAGCGGTTGGGCGAGCGTATGAGATGTCCGAATGGACAGGTCGTGATGCGAGGACGCGCGTAGCGGCGAGGGCTGCGCGCGGCGTTGCAAGCGGCTGACTAGATCGGTCACGCGCGGGTCCTTCGGGTGGTGCGTTCGGCCTCGATGAGCGCGACGTACAGTCGGCGCTGGTTGCGAGGCAGCTCGAGGATCTCGGTGAGGGTCCAGCCGTAGGCGACGGCGATGCGGTGGACCTCGCGGGCGAGGCCTGGAACCTCACGCAGGAGGGCGGTCAGGAGGAATGACTGGATGTCGAAGTGGACGGGCTGCTCGGCCTGGCACTCGGGACAGGTGGCGGACAGTTCAAGGTCCAGGAGCGGGCCGGCGCGCTCGATGGCGGCGAGCACGGCTTCGGGGTCGTCGGCCTCGCCGTCGAGGATGCAGCGGGCAGCGAGGGTGCGGGACGCATCGAGAAGCGCGAGGCCAACGAGCGCACGCTCGTCGGCGAGGGTCGGGAGACGGAAGCGGCGGCCGTCGGGGAGCCGTCGGGTTCCGTCGGGACTGTGGGGTGCGGTGCGCGCGGCGATGTCGGCCTCGAGGGCGGTGAGCGAGAAGGCGAGCTCGAACGGGATGCCACAGGCCCGGCAGGGGGCGCGGGTCTCGATGCGGTCGCCGAAGGTGTCGCGGTGGATGGCCGCGAGCAGGCGGTCGCGGTCGCAGACCGCGAGGTCGGCGACCTGGTCCGGGGTGACAGCGGCGCCAGGGAGCGCGACGAGGAGGCGCTCCAGCAGGCTGGCAGCGGTCGCGCTCGAGGTACCCTGGACGAGGCCCTCGTCGCGACCGCACAGCTCGCGCAGGTATGCGAGCCGCCCGCCGGGGGGGCCCGGTGTGAGTATCACTTCCAACATCGAGGCACCTCGGGGAATGCGCCGGTGCGGCGCGGCCAGCTCGCGGGCGCGGGACGGATCAGGTCTCGGGGACCTCGACGATCGCCACGTCGCGCTCCCAGCCCTCGCACTTGAGGGTGATCGACTCGAAGGCGATGCCCTCGCCATTGGCATCGAGGTCGGGCAGGGCGGTGTACGCGGTGACCCAGCAGCGGAACACGTTGTATGAGGCGACGACGACACCCTGGAGGTTCATCAGCTCGATGGTGATGTCCTTGCGCAGGTCTTTCAGCGAGACGGCGGCGTCACCCTCGGTACTGTAGACCTTGTTGGCCCACGTCTCGAACTCGCGGTTGAAGGTGATGCCGCGCTCGAGGGTGATGTCGTCGAACGAGGTACGGCCTGGCGAGTGGCGGTCGGTGCTGAGGTCGTTGCCCTCGCGGTGGCTGACCGGGGCGGTGGTCCGCTTGAGGGCGCCGACCTTGCTGACGCCAGCGACGGTTTGGCCGTCCCATTTGACGCGGAACTTGAAGTTCTTGTAGGGGTTGATGCGGGTGGTATTGACGGTGAACAGTGCCATGGACGCGAATCTCCTCGGGATCGGCGAAGACGTCAGATCTGGACCTGGCCGGCGATCTGCTGGATGGTGACGACCACGAACTCCGCCGGCTTGAGCGGCGCGAAGCCGACGACGACGTTGACGATTCCGAGGTTGATGTCGTTCTGGGTCGTCGTCTCGTTGTCGACCTTGACAAAGTAGGCGTCGGACTTCTTCTGGCCCTGGAACGCGCCCTGACGGAACAGGTTGTTCATGAAGCTGCCGGCGGCCAGGCGGATCTGCCCCCACAGAGGTTCATCGTTCGGCTCGAACACCGCGAACTTGAGGCCGCGCGCGAGGCTCTCCGCGATGAACAGCGCGAGCCGGCGGACGGGCACGTACTTGTAGTCGTCATTGCCCGAGTTGTCGAACCCGTCCATCGTCCGCGCGCCCCATACGACGATGCCGTTGGGGAATACCCGCACCGTGTTGATGGCGAGGCTGTTGGTGACGCCGTTCTCCGGGTCGGAGACCTGACGCTCGACGCCGTTGATCGCCCGCACGTCGGCCTCGATGCCGGCCGGGGCCTTCCACACGCCGCGGTTCGCGTCGATGCGGGCCATGATGCCGGCGATCGGACCGCTCGGGTCGACCGGCTTGACGAAGCCGTCGACGGTGGTGAGGATGCGCGGGAAGTTGACCGCGGCGTGGTCCTTGACGACGCCCACGCGCAGGGTGCCGATGCTGTTCGGGCCGCTGGTGATATCGGCGATCGACTTCCAGTCCTCCGGCGGATCGATCAGCAGGAAGGCGCGGCGCTCCTGGCAGAAGACGCTCGCGGGGCCCCAGAAGGTCCGGCGCTCGCTGTCCAGGATGTCGACGTCGCGCGGGAGGATGAGGATGTTGAAGAGGTCGACGTCGCGACGGATGACCTCGTAGGCGGCGGCGTAGTCGGTGATCTGGGGAGCGGTGCCTTCGGAGCCGTTCCCGCCGTCGACTTGGTGGCCCTCACCGCCGTCGAGCAGGCCGTAGTAGCGGCCGTTGGTGCTGTCCATCACGTACGTGGACCCGGTGATGAGAGCGGGCGCCGCAACCGTGGTCCCGCTCCCGGCGTTGAAGTTCCCGGTCGTGGGGTGGAAGACGAAATGGAGTCCCTGCACTTCGAGGCGCCACGGGAAATCGGCCGTATTGATGGCATCCTGGTTGAAGGATGTGGCGAGGCGTTCGAGTCTTTCGCGCACGTTGCGGAGCGAAGGCACGGAGCTGGCGTCGCCGTCGTAGTATTTGCCGTCGGTGTCCTGCGTTCTGAGGTCGTAGGGCCCGAAAGCGGGGGCGACGCCCACCGTGAGCAGCTGGGCCGCGGGCTGATCGAGCGCGGCGATCGCCGCGAGATTCGGCGCGTACTTGCTGAACACGCCGCTGGGCGCGGGCCGCTGCTCCGAGGCCGGCAGTTGCTCGATGCCGCCGAGTTCGGGGCGCAGCTGCAGCAGCACTCCGAAGTCCTTGGACGTGCCGGACGGCAACACGCGTACGGACTCTCCCGCGCCGCCCGCGATCTGCAGGAGGAAGGAGAGGCTTGCCTCGACCTCCGGGTAGGTGACGGTATAATCAGTGAGTTCGGTCGTGAGGTCGAATCCGGGGATGACGTCAAAGACGTCCGGTTCGAGGTCGTCTCTCTGGATGCGCAAGCGCCATGGACCATCTGAGACGAGGGCGTCCAGGATGTCCTGGGGGGTCGTTTCACTATCGACCTTGAGGACCCGGCCCGCGATGACGACACCGGCGGCGGTCGATGCGGCGATCTCCTTGGTGACCGTGACGAGCGCGGAGTTCTGGGCGATCACGTTCACGACGAAGCGCGCCTCGCTCTCGAGCATCGAGAGGTTGGAATGGACCTCGACCTCGGACTCTTGCAGCGTCGCCGGGTCGACCCGGAAGATACGGAGGTTGAAGGTGCTGTCCGGGTTCACGGTCTTGTAGTCGACGGCGATGCGGATCTCGCCGCCTCGCAGCCCTACTTCGCGCGCCACGAACTTCAATACTTTCTGGGAGACGGCGGGCAAGTTCTTGAGCGTGACCGTGGCCTGGGTGCCGCCGTTGGCGATACGCATCACGTAGGCCTGGGTGCCGCCGTTGTTGAAGAACAGGCGCACCGCGGTGGCGAGCTCGCTCTTCGCGGAGCTGGTTCCGAACTTGCGCGAGAACTCGCTGTAGTTGAACAGGAGCGTCGGCTTGTTCATCACGCCCCGTTCGGTGCGGCCGATGAACATAGCGATCGACGTCGAGACGCCCGTAATCGTCCGGGAGCCAGATGCGACCTCCTGAACATACACGCCGGGATACGATACCTGAACCATTATCACCACCCTCCACCAGCACGAAGTTGCGCGGACGCTCCACCAGGGAGCCGGGTCAAACTACGTGAATGCAGATTGGCTGGCAATCATAAAGTGCAAGGTGCGAGAAAATTAATGTGCACACAGGCCGGCCGTGTAGCCGTCAGATGCGCTAAGGGTGCTCATATTCGACAGTGGGGCCGATCGGCTACAATCATGCGACAGAACGTTGATAAGTGTGATCGATCGCGGCCCGCTGGCCATCCCTCTACTGTCTGACAAATCGACACGACGACCGTGGTGTAAGATCGACAGAACTACGAAGAATGCAGACGGGGCGTGGAGTTCTTCTGTGGCAGGGTTCTTGCTATCCTTTAATTGGGACGCCTCTGCGGATGACCCCGCTCCACCTGCGGACCGTCGGCCGGGTTTCGTGGTCGAAGCTGCGCGCTGAACTAGGAATAAAGGACGTAGGCGAGCAGGGAGCAGGATTCAGGCGTTGCCTTTGGTAGTCGCCAATGCGCGAACAACCGTGGACGATGAGGCCATGCCGTAGTGATCTGGTGGGCCGGCTTCGAAATCAAGCCGAATGGACGCCGGGCCGGCATATCGACGGAAGGCGGGACGACGTCTCTCGTTCCGGAGATGAAGGTCGATGACGATATGCTGCGCCATTAGGCGCACCAACCTCTGTGATATTTATCTCGCGGGTCGAGAAGACGGACTGGCCGAGTTTCGGCACTACCAATGGTTCAACTGAAATCTCGGACCCAAGAACGATGTCCGCGGTACCTTACGATGAGGACAATCGCGGAGCTGCATTCTCGAAGGAGGGGATCGTTCATCGTCTGATTCAACGTGAGCGAAATACTGACTGGGCCGATCGCAGAAATCTGTGCCGACAGTCCGAGTCTTGGGACCCAGCGGCGCATCATGGGTTCGCCGCTGGGGCGCTCACGCGATTCGCCGAGGATCCTTTCGATGTCGGGTTTCTCGACCTCCATACGAACATCGCCATGGCGAGTGGTGTGGTGCGGGTCCAAGGAAAACATGATTATGAGCGTGGTATTCGGCGTGCACGCGCGCCTCGGCGAGAGGACCACATCCCAACGGTCGAGCGCGACCCGACCCCCCGGCTCGGCGTCGGCAAGTAGCCGTGGGGCGTCGACACGGATCGCTGCCGCCAGGACCCGCACCCGAGCTTCTGCGGGCGCGGAAGCAAGAACTTGAGGCCGGCCTCGCGCTTGCGCAGCGACGCCGAGCGGGCGCGTTGGCAGCCGGCTGTGGGGCGATCAATGCAAAGTCGTCGCCGACGATCGCCCGGGTGGTCACGAGCGGCAAGGCAACGCCGCCGGTCAGCTGCAGGACCTCGAGGAAGCAACGCTCGTCGCGGAAGTCCGTCGGCGCGTACAGTCGCGTGTGGTGGTAGGAGATCAGGCGGTAGATCGCCGCGACGATCATGAGCGGGTAGATCACGACGAATACGCACAGCAGCACGACAGCACCGTCGCTGTCCGTGCCCGCGTTGTAGTCCCCGCACCGCGCCGCAGGTAGCACAAGTCGGCAGAGCGGGGCGCTGTAATTTCAGTGATGCAGGAGACCAAAAAATCAGTAGTGTCGCGGGCTTTCACTTTCACCGCAGTTCACGGCGGGGGCAGCTGGGCCGTGCTCTCGGCCCGCACGCGGTAGTGAAACGCCCGTGAGAGCACCGCGAAATCCTCGGGGTCCAGCGCGTGGCTCTTCTGGATGAACCCATTGAACCAGTGCCGGGGCGCGTCGGGACGACGGGCCTCGAGCAGCGCGCGGGTCGGGAGCCCTGTCCGCAGCTCTCCAAGGAGTTCGAAGCGGATCCGCCAGGGAAAGTCGCCGGCCTTCGCGGCGGGCCACAGCGGCGACGCGTCGAAGAACGGCCGGTCGACGAACATCCCCAGCGCCCGGACCTCGCTGTGCTTCGCCACGTGGAAGAAGAACGGATCGCCCGGCCGGTACCCCTCGATCTCCGCGCGTTGCTGGCGGCCCCAGACCCTGCGATCGAGGCACACGGCGTAGTTCTCGGGCGTGGTGACCAGCAGCCAGCGGCGGACGGCGGCCTCGGCCCGGTACTCGGCCAGGGTCAGGCGGTCCTCGACGACCGCGTGCATCGCCTCGGGCAGGCGCCAGCGTTCGGCGTCGGCGCGTGCGTGGGCCTGTCGCAGCTCCTGATAGCGGCGCTCGAACTCCGGCGTCAGCGGCGACGCGAACTCGCTGGCGAAGTACGCCTCGAACATGGCCGAAGGGGCAGCCATGGCCGGGTGGTCACGCGGCCCGACAATGCGCACCACGGACTCGTAGTTGCGCTCCAGTCCGCCCGCGGTCAGGTTCGCGGAGCCGATGTACGCGACTCGGCGCGCGTCCTCGTCGAGGACATAGAGCTTCGGGTGGAACACGCGATTCGCGGCGAGGGTGTGGAAGACCCGGCATGAGGCGCTCGGGAAGCCGCTGAGACGGCCGAGCAGGGCGAGCTCGGTCAGCGCGAAGTCGGTGCCTGCGACCAGGCGCAGGTCGCGTCCATCGGCACAAAAGGCGGGCAGGTCGAGGTGCCGCAGGGCGCTCTGCTTGGCGAACGCCACCGCGATCGAGGCGGTGCGGGCACCCGCGAGATCGGCAGTCAGCGCGGCGCCCACGGAGCGCGACCCCCGGTCGCCGAGGACCTCGATGTCGCATCCTGCTGCCGCGATCACGCCGCGAAGGTACCAGGAGGCCCGCATTGTCGCCATGGGGAGGCGGTTTTCGGGATCGCCGACCTGTACATCGTTGCAGCGGTGCCCGGTCGTCTTCCTCCTCCTCGCCGTTCTCTTGTTGCCTTTCAATGGGCCCGATGCCGAGCCCACCATCGACCCGCGAACCAGTGGCCCTCACCTCGACGATCTTCCGGGCCGGGCCGTCCTGGACGACCGGTTCGAGGTCGGCGAGTTGCTCGGCGAGGGCGGTGAGAGCATCGTCTTGCAGCGGTACCCCGAATACCCGTGTCGCTTGTCGAGCCGATGCTCTGCGTACCTCGGCAGTGAAGTGAGTCGAGGTTCAAGTTCCGCGACCGCAGCACCGCTTGTGTTTCTTTCCAGAGCCGCATGGGCAGGGCTGGTTACGGCCGATCATCGTCGCGCGTTGTGGCGATGCCGAAGGTGGGGTGACCTGGGCGGACGCCCCGTTGCGGCCCTTCGGCGAGGACCCCGTGGCCTCACCAGGACCCGATTCGACCGCCGCTGCAGGTTCCGGGCTGGCACGGAGTGCCGAGGGCGGGACGCTGGTCCCTTTCACTCGCTGAATGGCCCTGTCGTTGAGCATTTGGCTCAAGAGGTCGGCTAGCTGGTTAGCGAGCCGTCGTGCCGCGTCCAGCACCGGTTCGCCGCCGTCTCGTTCCTCGAGTTCGACCACGGCGAGGAGTTGTCGCCGGTTGAGCTCTGGATCGGTCCCAGGCGTTGTCTGGATCAGGATCTTGCTCAGCCCGAGCATCACTTTTGCTGCCGAGAGAGCGCGGAGTTCGGCCGCCTTGCGGGCGATCATCGCTGCTTCGAGCTTGTCGTACACCGGGTGGAGCATTTGTTCCGCCTGCTCGAATGCCTGCATGATCGTCTCGCGCTCCTCCTCGGCGGTCGTACGCTGTTGTCGCTCGTTCAGCACTTCCTGCTCGGCCGCGCGGCGCGCGTCCGCCTGGGCCGTGAGCTCGGCCCGTAGCGTGAGTACGGCCTGCTCGGCGAGGGCGACGATCTGGATGAGGGCCGTTCGTTCGTTCTCCACGGTCGTACGGCGGCTGCGTTCCTCGTCGAGCTCGCGGCTCATGGCGGCCAAGCGGGCTTCGAGGTCGGACTGCTGCAACGTCGTCTCCGGGAGCGGTTCCTCGCTGGTTGAAGCCGAGGCTGTCGTTGCAGGTACGGGTTGTTCTTTGGGTTCCATCTGCTGTGCCTCGGGATCCGTGGGTGTCTTGGGCTCCGACTGCTTCATCTCCGCCTTGACCTCCGGCAACTTCTCGGCCCGACCGCCCCAGACGATCCGACCAGTGTCGGCGACGACCTCGACCACGACAATCAGGACCGAGATCGCCGCGATGAAGAAAACCCGGTTGCCGACGACGAGCTCGCCGAACACGGGACCCGCGTGGATGTGCCGGAAGGGGCGGCGCTCGCCGTCGATCGTAATTTCCAACGGGACTTCGGTGACGAGCCACGCCTCTGGTTTGCGACCGGGCGCGTTGAGGACCACGTCCGAGAGGAGATGGGGATGGCCAGGCGCCGCGAGTCGGACTGCGACAACGGTCGCCTCGTCGAGGGCAATGTGACCGACGCGGACCCCGCGGGCGTCGGGATGAAACCATGTGTCCTTGGACTGGTAGTCAGGGGCACGAGATGCCTGCCAGAAGTGCATGAGCGGCCGGACGTCGAGACCGTCGGTCCAGCCCTCCGGCAGGTCCGGGACCGGTCGAGTTGGAAGTGGCTCTCGTCGCGGGCGCCGCAGTCGCTGCAGGGTGTTCGCGGTCATCGTCCCTAGCCCCTCGAGAAGGCGGGCAGGGAGCGATGCGGCGCCGGTGAGGGCGGTCCACGTGATCCCGTATACGGCCTCCCAGTCTTCGCCGGTCATGTTGGTGAGGTGCGGGAGCAGGGCGTCCCCCAGCGGGAACGTTTGCGGCCTGGGTGTCCACGTCTGCGGTGGCGGCAGCGATGCGCGCTCAGGGGGCGCATCTCGGTAGCGTCCGAGCCGCGGCGGGCGGAGTGGCTCGACCGCGAACGCCACCGTCTGCGTGGGTGCGACTGGTGTTGCGGGGGATGCTGGTGGTGGCGAAGCGGACGGCGACGCTGGTACGCCAGGAAGGGCGGGCGGTGAGGTGGGTTGGTTCGGGTCGGCGGGCTTCGGCTTAGTCGACCCGGGACGGCGAGAAGCGGTGCGCTTCACGGGCGATGTCTTCACGGCCTCGGGTGGGGTCGCGCTGTCGTCCACGACGAGGGTCAGCTCGATGTCCAGCGCATCCGCGACGCGCATCACCAGGTCGAGCGACAGCCTGTCCTGGTCCACCGTGAAGCTCGACGCGACCCGCTCCGCGGGTGGCCCTGCCGGTCCCAACAACTCTGTCCAGCCGACGGCGACGTGACGGCGACGTTCTGCGAGGAAGACGGCGAGTTCGGCCGCCGTTCGAGCGCCGGGTGGTGCGACCCGACAGTGAAGCGCGGCGAGGAGGCGCATCACGCTTCCGAGTCGAGGACTCCCTGCCGAGCTGGAGAACATCCGCCGGAGGTTGCTGGGCTGCATCCCAGCGGCCCGCGCCAGGGTCGTGAGCGTCATGCCGCGGGCGGCCGCATGCGCACGGATCGCTGGAAGCAGCCCCACCTTTGTCACCGCGGCAGTCTACCCGCCTCTCGGCGAGAGCGGGTGAGCATCATGCGTGTCACCATCGTGATGCGCGGCGCGGGGACGCACGGATGCATCGCCGATCGTGCGATGGCCATGATGCATCGCTTCGACATGCATCACGCCACGGATGCATCCGACCCGGTGATGCGCGTGCTCCAGGTGCATGATGCGCTGGCGCTCGACCACGCGCCGAGCCGCGAGTATCCCGCGGCGCGTCTGATGCGCTACCGTGATGCGCATGACAGCCTCGGAGATGGTTCGGCGCCGCCGCTTCACGATCCTCGGGCCCGGCGATCCGCTGACCGGCCGGCAGACCATCTCGGCCGAACTGGCGGAGGCGGATCCCGAACAAGTCGACCTCCTTCTCCGGCTCCTCACTCCCGGTCTCGGAGCTGGCCATGCGATCGCGGTGGAGGGTCAGATCGTCGCGCAGGGTCCCGAGCCGCCCATGCGTCCCTCGCCTCGTCAGGTCCAGCAACTCACCGAGATGGCGGTACAGCAGCACGAGTACCTGTGTGCCGAGCTGCGGCGGATGCGCGAGGAGTACGAGCAGGAGTTCGCGCAGGAGCGGGTCATCTTGCGCACGTTGCGGCAGCGCTGGCTCGAGCGGATCTGCGACGATCAGGTCCGCGGCGAGGACGCGCTCCGTTTCCTCGTCGAATCCGCGAGGTCGACCGCCAAGAAGACCGACTCGTCGAAGCCCTCCGAGCCCTGATACCTGCTCGGCCCGCGGCCGTCGTGTGGTGTCGTCACTGACGACACCACACGACGGCGTGTGCGAAGCGAGGTGCACCGCGCCGGGGGCCGGGAGGGTCCGCGTCGAACGCCGTCGCCGGTCGCAGGGTCGATGACGGTGCGTTCGAGGTTGGGGAACGAGGCGCGCGTAACGCTGCACGAGCGTGGCCGCGGATGATAGGCAGACTCCGCGCTGGCAGCTGGCGCTGTGTGAGCCGGACCAAGCCTTTTGTATTGCTGGGATTTAATCCCTGGTTATTCCTGCAATAGGATTGCAAGAGAACGCCTTGGGGACCGCTTTCCCTCAGCGGGAGAGCCCATTATTTAAGCCGAGAACGTCGAGTTAGTTAGATTAGGGCCCGTGCGGAATTAACATGACCCCTTTTCATACAAGACCCCGTGGAGAGAGTGTGTAGTTCCAGTCGCCATGGAATTCGTCGCGCGAGAGACGGAGCGCCTTCATTTGGTCC